TGAGCGCGGTGGTCCGATTGTGATTGATTATTACGACTCGTTTTTTGAGTCAGGAGGAATCCACCCCAAACTGAACAAGGCTGTTGAAAAACACGGCTGTTACTGGGAGTGGGAAAACCCCGGTGCGATTTGTTTAGCTTGTTAAGAAGGAGGGCGACATGAGAAATCGATCAGAGTTAGAAAAAACCGCGCTGACCAAAAGTATGATTGCAAATACTGAAGGCGGCAGAACTGTATTCATCGAAGTCGGTCGGTACAAGAATAGTGCTAACAGGGTCAGGGCTATCGTCAAAAAGCTGGGCTATCACTTCATCAAGACTGATGGAGGATACGAAGTAAGCCGAGAGAACAAACGCGGAGTTTGGGCTTGAAAAATTAATGACGCGAGCGGCGTAAAATAAAGGAAGCGGCTTAGGTCGCCCATGGGGAGAGAGCAATGACAGTAAGAGCGAACATTGATTACAGAAACGGGTACATGTCTTCGGAGTTTATTGAAGGCATGGCTCGCCGTTATTTTGGGGCCGATGTTGTTAACGCTTTGCCGCGTTACGTTAGAGGAAAGCGCAAGGGTCAGCTAAAAGGCTTCCTTCAATGGCAAAAAGTTGTCAAAGGCGGCTGGGTTAGCGTTTACGGAGCGGCTGGTAATGGTTACGTTGAGCGCAGGGTTAATCAAGTGATCAGGGTTGAGTTAAATTTGCCAGAGTGGGGTGCAGAGCCTACACCAATTGCAAAATGGGAATGGGAGCACGATGTTGATCGTGATTCAGCAAAAGTTAAAACCTACGAAACAAAAGCGGCTTAGGCCGCTAGGAGGAGAGCAATGACAGTAAGAGCAGAAGAAAGTGAAACGACTTTAACAGCTAGGGTCGGCAATAATGCCGACTTGTTAGTTGATTGTGTGAAAATGTATGCGAATTTTGGAGATGTTATTGTTGATGTGACTTATGGGAAAGGAGTTTTTTGGCAAAAAATCGACTTGTCCTTGTATGATTTTAAAGGCACAGATTTGGAGGGAGGAGTAGATTTTAAAAATCTGCCATACGGAGACGCTTCCGTTGATTTGCTGGTTCTTGACCCTCCTTACATGCATGGTGGCGCTACTATTAAGGCTTCCATTAACGATTGTTACCGAAATCAAAATACCAGTCATGCCAGCGTCATACGTTTATACGCTGGAGGTATTCTTGAAGCGGCAAGGGTGTTAAAAAAGAAAGGAAGAATTTTTGTAAAATGTCAGGATGAAATTGAAAGTGGCAAGCAAAGATGGTCGCACCTTGAGTTGATGAGCATTTTAGAATCCTTTGGTTTTTGTGCTCTTGATCTTTTTGTTTTGCAACAAAAAAGCGTTCCTGCCATGCGTCAAAAAACGCAAAAAACAGCTAGGAAAAACCACTCATTCATGATTGTCGCTGAGTTTCGAGGATAAATAATTAATAGCGGCTTAGGTCGCTTTTTTTTGCCTGCAATTTAACTTAGGATTACGACATGGAAAGACAGTCAAACATCCCCACCTTGCGAGTTCTGAAGATGCTCGACCGCATCGTTGATGAGATGGACGAAGATTTGCGAGCTTACGAGCTGAGCAGAATCCATGACTATCTTGCGATGAAGTTCAATCGGGAAACCGGGAAGCTGGCCAGCGAGGAGCTAAAGAGCCTCTGATTTTTCTTTGGCTTTGCGAGCAGCATAGTCAGTCAGCTTCTCACCAAACATTCGCTGGAACCACTGACCCCAAGTGTAGCCTTTACCCTCGACCAACTGATGCCTGCGCTTCCAAGCAGATCGGGCAGCGTAATACTTTTTAGCGTCCGCCCACTTCTGCTCCCGCTCCAAATCCTTACCAGAGATCACTAAGGTTAAACTCCGTGATCAAACCGTTATCAAAAGGTCGATAATCGCCGGTTTGCTCACACCTCAAACCAATCTCAAGCGCTTGCTGGTTCTTGGCATGACCATACTGCACAGCCTCCTCGGTCAGCGTGTAAACGCCAAACGGGAAAGGGTGCGCTTTCTCTTGCGCCAAGAAATAAAACTTGTCGCATGGTATGTCAAGGTATTCAGCAGCAGCCATATAAAACGCTGCCTGCTGGTAATACCTAAACGAGTTCACAGCGTTTTTAAAGCCACGCGGTGAGGCATCACGGCAGGTTTTCAAATCCCAGATGTCAGTCCCTGTATACCAATCGAGCTTGCCTTTGCAGGGTTGCCCCCAAAATTCAAAAACCAAAGTCAGCTCAACCTTGTGCTCTGGTCTCGGGATGAAGTCTGCTAAAACCTCACGCCGCTCCATGCAGATATCATAGAGGTCTTGCTTGCAAGGTGTGCGTCCGTTTAGGCCAGACACCCAGTCCTCGTATCCTTCTTTGCCTGCCTTGGTTCGCTTGTCGAATCCGGGATCAATCGCAAACTCATCATCGAATTTGTGATGCTCCAAGAAAACCGTGTGCTGAACCCTACCCTCCAGCAAGGCCGGTGATTCGTTAAACGGCTTGGCATTCTTCCAAGTGTACGGGCACTTGATCAGAGAGGTGAGGTCATGCGACCGCCACGCTCTCTGACCGTCAACCGTGATTGCCGCATAAGCTGGGTAATCGAGATCCTCATAGATCCCCGGTTTAAAATCTGGCATACACTCTCCTAAAACATCATTACGCCGAGCACGATGCCACTCGAAAAAGCGGTGACAACGGCCCAGCCGGTGAAGCGTGAAAGACTCATCTCCTTAAACATCAGAAGACCCCCGAGGATCGTCGCCCATCGCAAAACGTGTGTACCATATTTTTTTCCTCTTATCAGTCGTACTATCACCCTTCCTCCCCTCACGCCATGCGTACTTAAATGCTGCAATCTCAGCGTATTCCTGAACGCGCTTCAAACCGTAAAGCTGAATCATTACATCGATGCACTCGACACCACCGACCTTGTAATGGCTCGGTGAGTTGACGACATCTTCCACCGTCACGGTGATGGTTTCAGACAGGCTTGGTTCAAACTTTTTCAGGGCGCTCAGATAAAGCTTGTTCTGCTTTGGCGTACACTCTTTGGTTTTTTTAATTTTATAGAAAGTAGACGGTGCCAAGTTGTGCTGATACAAAAACTCAGTGACTGACACCTTCTGCTCGGTTAAAGCCCTTTCAAGCCGGGCAAGCATTCTCCGAGCGTCCATTAAAACGGGATATCGTCGTCTTCAAAATCTTCGACGGCAGCAGGTTTTTTCTTCGCTGAAGACATCGCAGCCAAACCACCTTGGCTCTCACTCGCCTCAGCCTTTCGGCCCTTCGAGTAAGCGGCAGCGATCTCAAAGCTTCCGTCAATCATCTCGCACAAAAAGGCTGGCAGGTCTGCAAAAATGTCACAAGCCGCTTTACTTTCGTCACAAGAGTCGCCAGAAAATTCTTTGCAGTAATCTTCCAAGTCGAACATCACCTGATCGTTTACCGTCGCAACTTTCTTAGCGCCGCCATCTGGTTTAAAGATTGAAGTAATCTTGGCGCGACCACCAGCGGTGTGCTCGACCTCAAGATCGCAGCTCACCCCAAGTATGTTGGCCATGTCGAATGATTTTAGCTCTGCCTCAGTGAAGGACTTGCCTCGCCATGACTTTAAATCTTTGTGCAGGGCAGAATTTTCATTCAAAGATAATGTATACTGCTTGAAGATGCTGAACGGCTGGTCCTTCGATGTACGAAGATCTGGCAGTTCAAAGAAAATAAATATGGTGTGCCGCTTTTTAGCATCCTCATCTTTAAACTTTTCTTCACGAGTGCCTGCGTCCGCTAGTTTGTAACAAATTGCTCGATGCGTGCCGATTGGCACCGCCTCGAATTCCCCTCCTCCACTGCTGCTTGCTGTAATTCCCATGGTGCTTTTCCTTGTTTTGTGTAAAAGTGTGCACTATAGTACACACCTAATTTAAAAAAGACAAGCGGAAAAAGACCCATGGCAATCAAGGTATCAAGGCCCTCAAAAAACCAGAGCACGCCACTAACGGCTGATGCTCGATCAGAATTTGAAAACTTTCTCCTCAGCAACGGCATGACAATCGACCCCAAAAAAGGGTTGGTCAG